TAGGATTAGGTTCAAGATACCTGCAATAAGGGTAAATATAAGGCATGGAGAAATTAAATCAATGCCGGTTATGTATGGTCAGCACATGCAGTTGCTTGAACCGTCAGGGACTTATAAAGTGGTTTACGTAAATCATACAGGCGATACAAGAGGAAATACATGGCATACTAATGTTCAGGGCGTTGTTAATCCTGACATGATAGCGGGTATAGGTGGGGCAGGAGCAAAACCTACTGCAAATTTGAGGTAGAGATGTCAAACATAGCTGTTCAGACTTTAATAGGTAACCAATCAGACTTGTATGATATGCTCATACATAAAATCAAGTTTGAGATTCGTTGCTGTGCTCCCGGGATTATCAAATCGTTTAATTCAGAGAAGCAAACAGTTACGGTTCAGCTTGTTACAAAAGAGAAGATTGTTATTGATGGAAATTTAGAATCGAAGAAAATTCCATTGCTTGTTGATGTGCCTATATTCATGCCTCGTGCCGGTGATTTTGTAATAACGATGCCGATTAGAGAAAATGATGAGTGCCTTGTTTGTTTTGCAGATACTTGTATAGATGACTGGTTTCAGAGAGGCGGAGAGGAAAACGAACAATTGTCAGGACGAAGGCATGATTTGTCTGATGCATTTGCGTTGTGCGGGGTTTGGAATCAGACAAGAGTGATAACTAATTATTCTACAGATTCTGTTGTTATCAGGAACGAGACAAACCAGGATTCAATAGAATTGAAAAATGGCGAAATAAATATAAACAGCTTCAGCACAGTGAATGTTAATGCGAATAGTCAGATAAATATTGATTCGTCAGGGATAATGAATGTTAAAAGCACAGGCGTTATGGATATAGAATCTGAGTCCCTGATGAATATAAGTAGCACAGGCGTTATGGCTATTAGTTCTGACGCAATTATTGATGTTGATTCAAAGGCTACTCTGAATCTGAATTCTACAGGAGCGGTAAATGTAACCGGCTCAACTGTAACAGTAACCGGAGGGCGGGTTAATTTGGGAAGTCCTGATGGTAATGGGATTGCAAGGATAGGCGATAATGTTGTTGTGGGTGGAGCTACTGGGACAATCACAGGCGGCAGTTCAAAGGTGTTTGCAGGATGAGATACAGAAAACTAGGTGCAAATAATGAGCCTTATATGGGGCGAGGAAAGCAAGATTATATTTCTGATGCCGAAGCTGTTGGTCAAGCTGTTATCACAAGGTTGAAGTTATTTCGTGGTGAGTGGTGGGACGATGAAACTATCGGGATACCTTTGTGGCAGACGATGCTTGGAATAGTAGGAACAAAGAAGGCTTCGATTGACAGAATTCTGCAAGACACAATTCTTGCTACTCAAGGGGTGCGTAGAATTATTGAAATGGATTCAAGGTTTAATCATGAAACAAGAGGTTATGATTTTTATTGTGCGATAGACACAATATATGGAACAACGGTGATAACCAATCAAGGAGAAATACAAAGATGAGTTACTTTCCACCTTATATTGACATGAGTGGGCTTAATATTCCTTCATTTCATGATATTAGAGAGGATTTGATAGAAGGGTATAAATTGATTTATGGACAAGACTGTTATCTTGAGCCTGATAGTGCTGACTATCAATGGATTAGTATTGTTGCCCTTCGTATATATGATGCCTTGCAATCTGTCCAGTTGACTTACAACAATCGAGGTCCGATGACTGCGATAGGTTCAGGGCTTGACCAGATTGTTAAAATGAACGGTATAAGACGGATTGCAGAAACTTATTCTAATTGTGAAGTTTACCTTACAGGGAAAGTGGACACGATAATAAATAATGGGATTGTAGCTGATAACACAGGGAACAGGTGGCGATTACCTAACATCGTTCAGTTAGTGCCAAAGGCTGGAGAACCGGAAGTTGGAGAATTATATGTAACGGCTATATGTGAAAAGCCAGGGGTCATATCAGCTTTGCCCGGAGACATTTCTACAATAGTGACTCCGACAGCGGGTTGGCTAGGCGTTGAAAATAAAACAGCGGCTATCGAAGGAAGAGGAAGAGAAACAGATGCGGAATTGAGGTTCAGACAATCGTTGAGTGTGTCCCGTCCATCGATGACCTTGCTTACAGGCACACAATCTGCAATTGCTGCCATGGATTCTGTGACAAGATATAATGTTCTGGAAAATCCTACAAACGATTATGACCATCATGGTAACCCGCCTCATTCAATTACCTGTGTTGTTGAAGGTGGTAAAGATGAAGATGTGGCTCAAGTGATATGGGAGAATAGAGGAATTGGAGTTTATACTAATGGTGATGTCAGAGTTGATGTTGTAGACCCATTTACTGGAGTAATAACTTCAATAGGATTTTTCAGACCTATTTATGCAGATATTTATGCCACTCTAACAGTAGAGGGGTATGCAGATGAAGGCTACACGACAGCGACATCGGAAGCAATCAAGCAGGCGGTTGTTGATTATCTTAACAGTCTGCAAATTGGGGCTGATGTAACGATTAGTGCTCTTTACGCAGCAGCAATGTCAGTAACAGAAAACCTGAAGCGTCCGAAATTCTCAATCTGGTCAATAACAATTTCAAAAGTGCCTTCGCCGCAAGACCACTATGATTTGATTATTCTGTTTAATGAGGTTGCTAGGTCTGTGTTAGCTAATATTGAGATAGTGATGGTATGAGGAGGATAGTAATTATGTTAATTCCTAAAATATGGATAGATATGGAAGTTAAGAATTCAAATGGAGAAATTATACAGAAAACTTCTGAAGAGGGACATTCATGGGTCAGGAATTTTTATAACCTACATTCAATGCTGATGGCGGATTCTCCTATATTTTCTTCAGAAGGTTTAGATTTATATGATACTGGGAACATTAGAAGAACGGGCTATATAAGGCATACTTGTGGGGCAGCAGCTAACCAGTATGGCTTTGTTTGTCAGATAGGAGAAGGCCATGGGATTAGATTAGGAACAGGGTCCGAGCCGTTTGATATTGATGATTACAGAGGCTCCTCTGTTATAGGTCATGGAAGCGGAGCGGGTCAACTTCATCACTACAATACTACCAGAGAATATATTTCTCTTATAGATAATAACCCACGCACAAAATGGCAAGTATCTGCAATTTATAAGCGTTTGTTTAGCAATAATTCTGGTTCGCCTATAACAGTAACTAATGTGTGCCTATACCTTAAAAGTAATTATTTTGGAAGTTCTGGTGTAATACTAATGATGACCAAAGATGTTCTGTCTTCTTCTACTATAATTCCTCATGGTGCACTTGTAACAGTAACTTATACCATAACATCTCCTAATATACTAAATGTCACTCAAGAGCCTTTATACTCTATGGGAACCGCTGGTAGTGGTGGATATTTATTTAATAGAAGGAATTATCAACACTTAAAATATATGCTAGTTTTGGCTCCCGTAGATGGTGGACTGAGTTCTCCTCTACTTTATATTAACAGTGGCTCATTAGGTCCTGATAATTCTGATTTGTATTACGGATACCATAATACTCAAAGATTGATTGCGACTGGAAATTCTCAAATAGGAGCATTCTGTGCAGCAGCTAATGCTAGCAAGCTTGGCGGATATGATGATTGGTATATACCTGCAAGGCATGAATATTCAGGGATAGCAACAGATTTTAACTCTACAGTTATTGAAGATGAAAGAACGCCTCTTACTACCTTTTGGTCGTCGTCAGGTGGTGGTGCAGGTTCGTGGTTATTTAATTCAGCGGACAACACAGACACTTCAATGAGCTGGTCTGGAAGACCGCATAGAGTGCGTTTAGTTAGAAGAATAGAACATAGAAACTTTATACCAGAGGTTGAATGATGATAAAATTACAGACAGACTTAAATATTCCTAGTATTTGGATAGATATGACCGTTCAAGAAGGAAACGGTCAAATTCTTCAAGAGTATTCAGAAGAAGGACATTCTTGGGTTCGAAATTTTTATACTCAATATTCTATGGCTATGATTGATTTAGGGAGTGTAGCAGAGATTTATTTACAAACTACTGAAGGGAGTATTATAAATCACACTTCTTATAGAATTCGTAGTGGTGAAATAGACAGGACATATGAGTATTATGCGGGAGAAGGGATAGTTTCAGGTATTATCTTGGGAACTTCAAGTACTCCCTTTCATGTCGCTGATTATTATCTGTATGGTGTAATAAATCATGGGAATAGTGCCGGACAATTGTATCACCAAGCTGTATCAAGAACTCAATCATACGACCCAATAACTCAAAATATAAAAACAACTCACAGGAGAATTTTTAATAATAATTCTGGAGGAACAATCTCTGTTAGAGAAGCAGGACTTGTATTCGTACTTAATTTTAATGAAAGTGACGCAAATAGGGTTTCTGTCTTAATGTCAAGAGATGTTTTGTCTATTCCAATTACAGTACCTCATGGCACTTTACTTACGGTCACATACACATTGACTTCTCCCAGTTTAACTTTAAGAAATATCCCTTTAGGAACAAAGGGTAGTGGTGGTTACTACGCTGGCACTATGCATGGTAGCACTTCTGCAGCGCATAAAAAGTATGGTTTTATAGTTGCTCCAATAACAGGTGAAGTGGATAGAGCTTGTCACACGACTTGGAACGCCAGCACAGGAATAACAGATGAGTATAATGGATATTCAAATACACAATCTTGGATTGCATTAGGGGCTTCATCTCCTATGGGTGTGTTTTGTGATGATATAAATAATGGCAGCCCTAATTTAGGAGGTTATACAGATTGGTATATTCCTTCTAATATGGAAATGCAGGTTTTATTCCCTAGAGTGAGAAATTTAATGGATTTAGCAGACTCTTTCACAAATACAGATTACTATTCTAGTACTGATTATTCTTCTAGTGGCACGTATCAAAAAGGGGGTAATCCAGTAACATCGTCTTGGTCGAATTTATATAGTAAAGCGACAGTTAGAAAAGTTCGTTTGATTAGACGAATATTAGTAGATGAATTTATTCCTGATGTGGTGACGCCATGAGTAGAGTATTATATTGGGTTGGGAATTCTGGAAGAGCGGATGACCCAGAACATTATTCTTTGAGTTCAGGCGGGACTGGCGGTGAAGCTATACCGACAGCCGATGATTGGCTAATCATCGACCA